TTATAATACTAGCAGTTATATATTATATATATAAATACTATAAGGTGATGAAAAATAACAGAAGATTAACACAAAAGCAGGAGAATTTCTGCCGTAATATTTTCTCAGGTATGTCTCAGAGAGAAGCATTTTTCAAGGCTGGATATTCTAATAATTACTCTCCGAAAGCTGCTGATGTTAGAGCTTGCCAGCTTTTTAATACTGATAAGATACAGATAAGAATGGCTGAGATTAATAAAGTGGCAGAGGATGCAACAGTAGCTACAGTTTTGGAACGCAAACAGGTTCTTACTAAAATAATCCGCACTACAGCAGCGGATTATTTGGATGAAAACGGCGATATTTCTTTTACGAAAGATACTTTAAAATCCCCGGGATTGGGTGAGGTAAAAGTAACAAGGGGTGCGGGTAAGGATGGACTTTCTCCGTGGGAGTCCAGAACTATAAAAATAAGGAACCCAGTAGAAGCTACCTCAGAGCTTAACCGCATGGAAAAAATCTATGATACTGGATTTAATATCCATGAAGATAACCGGCAGATTAATATTCTCGTGCAGGACAAAGAAGCTAAGGAATTGATAGGGAAGTTATTGAGTGGTCACCCAAGAGAAATCAAAAACTATAACGATAATAGCGACTAAAGCCCTGAAATTAGTTACCCAGGCATGGTATGAAGGATACCGCCATATCTGGTTGGAGGGTGGTACCTGGGCGAGCAAGACTTACTCCGTGATTCAGTTTCTAAAGGAGCTGTGCGAACATACTCCGGTGGAACTGAGACCCCTTCACGTATCAGTAATCTCAGAGACTATGCCCCACCTCAAGCGTGGGGCCATTCTGGATTTCAAGAACATCATGGGGGAAGACTTTAGTGATTCTTGGTGGAACGCTACTGATTTCATCTATAGGTGGCCGGAAACTGGCTCTTTTATGGAGTTTTTTAGCGCGGACTACCCCTCGAAGGCCAAAGGCGGGAGAAGGGATATACTGTTTGCCAACGAGGTAAATCACATCGAGAGGGATATTTTCCGCCAGGCCGATATGCGGACGAGGATAATGACGATAGCCGACTGGAACCCGGAGAGCCAGTTCTGGTTCCATGAGGAGAACCTGGACGAAGAGCCGAACTCAAAATATATTCATTTGACTTATAAGGATGCTCTTGAGGTGCTGCCTGATGTACAGCGTGAAGAGATAGAGAAGTATCAGAGGCTTGACCCTAACTGGTGGAATGTTTACGGTCTGGGGATAACCGGCAAGATAGAAGGTCTGGTACATCCCGATTTTGAGCAGGTGGATGAGCTGCCGGCAGGTAAGGTTTTTTATGGGCTGGACTTCGGATTCTCAGTTGATCCAACAGTGCTGACGAAGAACGTAATCGTTGGGGATAAGCTGTATAGCCATGAGGTATTTTACGATTATTCAGGCCTTGACAATAACCAGATAGCCCAGAAAATGACGCTGTGCGGTTTAACCGGGAAGGATATTATCTATGCCGACCCCTCGGAGCCGAAGTCAATAGAGGAGATTAGGAAAAAGGGCTTTGATATCAGGGAGGCTGTTAAAGGAAAGGGTAGTGTAGAATTTGGTATACAGAGAGTTAATCAGTTCTTCCAGCACTGGACGAAGGATTCTCTTAAATGTATCAAGGAACAGAGGAACTACCGGTACCTGAAAAAGATAATAGAGGGCAGGGAGATGTTTACCGAGGATACCACCCACCGGTGGAGTCATGGCATGGATTCCAGAAGGTATTCGGTAGCCTCTTATAATACCGGTACTAGAAGGATTCCCAGCAGTAACAAATACAGATTTTAGGATAATATTATGGTTGAAACAAATCTACTGCAAAAGGCTAAAGACCTTGAGAGTGATGTTTTCAAGGATTTATACTCGCGTATGGATAAAGACCGAGACCTGGTAAACCTTTCTAAATACGAGATGACAGACCTTAATAATAAAGCTATCAAGGATGTCATCAATGTTACGTTGAATAAACCGGCCGTATTCGCGGCTAACGTAGAAACTGCTTTGAGTTCATCATCGGAGCAGGTTTATGTTGATACCGAGGACGAGAAGCTGGATACCGACGAGATAGCTGATTTCGTAAGGTCTGGATTCCGGGCAGCGGACTTAAGGCAGAGCATACGCGGCAAGTTCCCGCTTAATCCATTCTTCGACCAGCAGATGTGCCGCCGTGGCAGGGGAGCCGCCAGGGTATTATGGAGGATTGAGGATGTTGTTGAAGAAGGTCAGAAGAAAACGCAGATAGTACCTGATATAACCCCCTGGGACAGCCGATACCTTTCTTATGAAATGGGCGAAGAGGGACTATCATTTGCATCTTATCATACCGTAAGAAGAGCAGATGCTATAAAAGCGCAATATCCCGAAGCGAAAGTGAAAAAATCTGGCGATGTTTTCGATATATGGACACCTGAGACTAACGAGATATATGTTGAGGGAAATAAGGTATATGACCAGGCCAATCCCTATGGTTATGTGCCTGTTTGCGTCCAGGTGGTTACTCTTGGTTCCATGCTGGCCGATAAAGACAATATGGAATACGAGGGCGAGTCTATCTTCTTCCTTATCCGTGATTTGATACCAGAGTTCAACCGGGTAATATCTATATTAGCATCTCTCAATTTCAAAACGCTTAAAGCGCACATGATTGAGAAGAGGTCTGATACTAATGCCGAACCATCGGATTATGATGAGGTTACATCTTCAGGTGGTACGTCGGTATATGGTACTGACGAGGGGATCGCACCTCTTAATCTCGGTGATGTAAAGAATTCTACAATATATCTTTTAAACGAAATGAACAAGGCTATACAGCAAGGCAGCCTTGAGATTTTAGACGTGGGTAGCCTTCCCGGGCCGCTCTCCGCCGTGGCTCTGATTGAGCTGGCCGAGGGACAAGACCAGATATTCCTGCCTAGACTTGGTGCCAGAGGGCTTCTAAATACACAGATAGCCGAGATGTTTATACGTCAAACGATAGCTTCTGGTATTAACAAAGTTGAATTAGGAGTACCAGGACATAAGAGGGAATTTGATGTTGCCAAACTGAAAGGCGATTACGAGATAGGATTCAACTATTTTATAAAGTCGCCTAAAGTAGATGTAGCCCGTTACTCAATGGCTCAGAATGCACTTGCCTTTGGCATAGACCGGCTGACTGTCTATAAAGATATTCTTCAGTCTGAAGACCCTGAAGGTATGCTGAGGCGCTATTACTGGGATATGGCAGAGAAAATAAGCCCTTCGGTGTTACAGACTAGGACAATAAAAGCTCTTTCCGAACTGGCTGACGATGGCGATGATGAAGCTGGATTTGAGGCTGAAATAATGAGCGAGGAAATGGGTTTAGACTTGGAGAAGATAATTGCTGGTGAATATCAGAAAAGGGAACAGCCTCAACTTCAAACAAAAGAAACACAGAACCTCTTACCTCTATTGAGTGAAGGTGGGCAAACATCGGCGAAGAAGGCAGCACAACTTCAGGCGGAACCAAAAGGTAGCGAGGTATCAGGTGAATAAGTTTAATTACGAAAAGCACAAAGAAAAGATGCTTAATATATTCAAGAATAAAAATCGCAACGGAAACCGCAATATCGCTTTAAATCAGCTTTTAAATAGAGCGCGTATTTTAAGGACGAAGAAATTGTAAATGACTACTGATACTATAGACATTCAAAAAATAATAGATAGATTCTTCAGCAAACGACTCAAAAGAATCCAAGCACCTGAGTTGACATTCACCCGGGAAGACCTTATGAAATACAACTTACCCATAGATTTAGATGAGGATTACTCCCTTAAAACGTATTTCGACGAGCTTGAGGAAGTTCATTACTCAGTTATCACTCCTGAAGGATTTGAGCTGAGAGACGATGATACAGTTATAAGTCCAGAGGGAGATATTTATTTTTACGATGAGAAAAAGGGATTGTTATTAGGGAAAAAGCCAGTTGAGACAGAATTGCCAGAAATAGAAATTCCTGAGTACAAACCGACTCAAGAAGAACTGGATAAGACTATCAAGGATATATTCTCTAATTTACTTACGGGTGGCGTAAATGAAATAACTCTTGGCAGAGAGGAAGCTGCCGAACAGGGATTGCTTCTGACTGAGGATTATTCTTTGAGGGGCTACCTGGAGGAGGGCGAAGTCAGGTATGAGGTCATCGGACCAGAACCAGAGGTTGATATTGAACTAGCTCGAAGGCGAGAAGACTTCGCCAATATGTTCAAGCGGGTTTTTCCTGAAGGCTTTGAGGAGATGGGGACTGGGGAAGTAATCGAATGGGTAATTCAGAACCAAGAGGAATTTATTACTAATATTTACGCCGAGGGCAGGACACATCAGACTCAGGCACTTCTAAAGCTGCTATTTCCAGAAATGGATTACTGGGACATTTACGAATTTTTCCTGCCGCCTGATGAATTGATGAGGCGAGAATCCATAAATGCACTTTTCAGGTATGTTCCAGGAATTGTAGAAGACGGTAAGTACGTTATGGTTGAAGGAAAGGAAACAATACCCGAAGGTATTCAGCCATTTAGATTTATCGAGCAAAAATTCATCGAACAAGGATATACCGGCGAGCAATTACAGAGAAAGATACAAGATTACAGAGAAAAGAATCAAATATACTCCGATGAAGCTATCGTTGAGTTCTGGAAAACAGATTTGACAGAGGAGTCCATTAGGGAATGGTACATTAAATATCGGGGTACAGAACCAGGTGCATATTTAGAAACTCTTTTAAATTACCGTAGGGGTGAAAAAACACAGCCATGGTATTCTACATTGCTTGATCAAATAGGCGGAGGCATCGGAGACCTTTATTCTTCAATATCTGGAGCCCTTGACTGGATGGGATTTGAGGGCGGTTTTGTGGAAACAATCGGTGAATATGGCGGTAAATTACAGTCATTATATCCACCTGAAGAAGGTATCGGCTGGGCTGTAGTAAGGAATATCCCGAATCTGACTGCTTTGCTTACTACTTCAATCATTGGTGCTGGTGCAGGTACTATCGTAGCTAGTTCTATGGGTATGGGAAGATTAGGTACAGCTATTGTTGGAGCAATCGGAGGTACAGCCGCCAGCCGACCTATTGAGAGTCTTATGGAGGTTGGAGGCTCTTATGATGCTCTGGTAGCGAAATACGGTGAGGAAGAAGCCAGAAAAAGGGCTGGCAATATATTCTGGTCAAACATGGCACTGGCTACTACCGACATTACTGAGTTTGTCGTTGCTCTAAGCCCGCTGCCGGGTTCTATTGTTAATATAGCTAAGAGTAGCGCATTGATGCGTACTGTTATGATAGCTGGCAAGGTTTCCATTGTCGGTCTTACTGAGGCCGGGGAAGAGGCTGTTCAAGATGTATTTCAGAAAATCAACATGGGAGAGGAGATAGCCTGGGATGAAGAGATGCAGGCAGCCGTTACGGTGGGTTTCGTGATGGGTGCTGGACTGGGACTGGCTGGCGATGTCGTATCCAGTATTACCGATAAGACAAGGGGAAAGCTGCCACAAGATGAACAGGCAAGGCTTGATGAGCTAATCGAGAGAGGTATAAAGGATGGATTGAGCCGTGAGATAGCTGAAACTCAGGCATTGGAGGTTATTGCTGGCGAGAGTGAAACGGGTGCTATGGTGGTAGCTGAATCTATAAACGAAGTATCTTCAGAGAAAACCAAATCAAATATTCCATCTGATGAGCAAATTTCCAGGGCAAAAGAAGAACTTGATGAGCTTCTTTCAACCGAGGAAAGCAAGGATATTTCAGAGGTCATAGATACTACTGGCTGGAGTACGGGCAAATACGAGCCTATCTCCATAGAGAAGTTCAAGCAATTAACCGGTCAGGAACCGTCGGCGAAAATGCTTACCTCCGACTTAAATAAAGTCAAGTCCAGCGAGGCAATAAAGATTCTGGCTGAAGAGCAGGGAATAACCCCTAACGAGTATCGGCAGCTTATCAACAATGTTTATAATGCTAAGGTTAAAAGCGAGGCCATCGAGGTAAGGGAAGAATCTAGAATTGTTAAAACTGAGGTACAGATTGATAAGCGCATAAACGAAGTTGAAAAACTACTTAAAATAAAAGGCAGATTACCTAAAGGCGAAGGTACTAAATCTGAATTAAGGCTTGAGCTTGCCAGACTTACAGCCGAGCGTAATGTAAAAGGACTTAATCAGGAGAGAATAGAATCGGCTATAGCTGAGATTCAGGAGGAAATAGGCAACCGTTCGATGCCTTATCATGGCGGAGCTAAGGCCGGTCCATACAAAGGTTGGACGACAAAACAGCTTGATGAGATGTTGTCTGTTTATGAGAAAGCTGGTGCTGAACAATATGCATCAAATAGCTATACGGAAATTCAGAAAGTGCGTGAAAAGTATCGCGGCAAGATTGAGTCTCAGGCTAATATCAGGCAACAGCTATATGATGTAGCCAGCAAAGCCCCACTTAGAGTACGTGGTAAGATGCTGGCTGCGATGAAAAATGTGAAGACGGAAGCGCAACTTGAGGAAGCCATAAACCGTATTAACAGGTATGCTGAGGAGGAATTATCCCGAAAGCTGCGTGCCGATATAAGGAAGTTAATAAATCGTACCAAGACAAAGAAAGTACGTGGGATAATCAAGGGTAAATATACCGCCGAAGTTCAAGAGAGACTAGATGCTATATCAAATAATATAGAGGGTGATCGCTTCGAAGCACAGCAGAAAATAGCCCAGAATCTCAAAGAATACGAAGATGGCAACCTTTCTCCTATCCAGATGCAGGAAGCTAATGACCTGCTCAATATGACCGGTATCGAAAATATGTCGGTTGAAGAGCTACAGGATACTTACGAGAATATCAAATCGCTCATTGATTACGGTCGTACTGTAAGGCAGGAGAAGCGAGAGCAGCGAAAAGCCAGTCTAGATAAAATCAGGGAAGATGTTTCAGGTGTAATCACCGGTGGCAGGGGATTGAAGCCAGGTACTGGCACACTATCATCTAGAGAGCTTGCCGCTAACAAGGGCTGGTTGGATAAGCTGGTTAATGCTCAATATGGCTGGTCCGAACTGCTTGATAAGATGAGTAGGTTTTTTAAGAGTAAGCCTTTTCAGTCGCCACTCAGCATTTTCGGTCAGGATACGGTTTCAAGAGCTAAAAACCGCGAGAATGAAGGATTGAATGATTCATACAATACAATTCTTGATAACTTCAGACTGATATTTGGGACTCGCAATAAAGGGCAGATTAATCAACTGCTTAACCGTTTTTCAAAAGAAAAGATAGACCTGGGAACTTTTAAAAATACCGATGGTGTTTCAATCAATCTTGTATTGACCAAAGACCAGATAATATCTAAGTATCAACAGCTAAAAGACCCGTCATTGGATACTACATTCCGAGAAGGTATGAAGTGGACGGACGAGATGATGGATGCCGTGAGGAATAACTTGCACCCAAAGGAAAGGGCATGGGCTGACTGGATAATGAGCTTCTACAATCAGTATTATGATTCCATTAACCGAGTCTACCGTGAAATATATGGTGTCAATATGTCTCACAATCCGTTCTACACACCGATAAGGCGGGATTTCGAGAGTGGGATTTCTGAAAGCCTTTTAACTTACCAGGATATAGCTCTATACGCTACTGTCACTAATGGCAGTCTGAAGGCCCGTACAGAGAATATAAAACCTTTGAAATTCAACGGAGCAGCTGAATTATTGATTAATCACGTCAACCAGATGGAGCATTTCAAGGCTTGGGCAGAAGGGATGCACGATTTACGCTCAGTTATGCAACACCGAGAAGTTAAGACAGCCACAATCCAGTATCACGGTCAAGATGTTTACAGAAGAATATCCGATTACCTAAATGACTTCGCCCGGGGAGGTATAGAAAAACAGAAGATTAACCGTGGTGCCGATTGGCTGAGAAGGAACTTTACACTGGCTGTGCTCGGTATTAAGCCAGCTATAGCGCTCAAACAGGTGCCTTCCGTAGTAGCCTACATGACTGAAATGCCTGTAACCGACTTCGTGGCTGGAGTAACGGATTTCTGGATGAACCCAATTGGACATTATCGTTTTATGATGGAACGTTCTCCATATCTAAAAGAAAGGTTTGGCAAAGGATTTGAACGTGACATCAAATTCGCTATGGAAAGAGGTGGTATTGACAAGCTCACCGGAAAAGGCAAATTAAGAGACTGGTTCATGACTCTGATACGACTCGGTGACAAGCTGGCCGTAACCCAGGGTATGTGGTCGAAATACCTTTCTGAGAGAAGGCTGGGCAAGACTGAGGAGGCTGCGATGCTGGCTGCTGAACAATCTACCGACCGAACTCAGCCCTCATTCTCTCTAGATTCGCTTTCTGCATGGCAGCGTGGCGGTTCGTTCATGAAGCTGCTGACTATGTTTCAGAATCAGCCCAATAAGTATTTCCGTATCATATCGAATAATATCAGGAATTTCCAGTACGGCCGGGGTAGCCGTGTCAAAGCTGCCAGCAATATATTCCTAGCTTGGGTAGTAGCGCCGGCCCTTTTCCAGTTTATCGCCGATGCTTTCCAGTTTAGGCCGGAAAGACAGGCGAGAGCCTGGGTACTCGGCCCGATAAACTGGCTTTTGGTCGGAGGGCAATTTGCGCAAAGTATCTATAACTGGGTAGCCACCGATGAAAAATTTGACTACGATGCCTCTCCCGTGCTTCAAGCACCTCAGGATATACTAAATCTGGTATCTAAAGCCAAGAGAATGATAGAAGATGGTCTAGACCCTTATGAAAATGTGACCATTGATGACTGGGTATCTTTCTTAGAGTATTTCGCCAAGACCGGAGGTGAAGTTCTCGGCTATCCTACGCCCTGGCTGGTACAAGTTGAAAGCGGTATCAGGGAGGGAGATCCTCGGCAGATTATATTCAGCAAGTGGAGTCTGCAAGAACCTGAAAACAAACAGCAGGAAGATTCGGAAGAAGTAAGAAAATTAGGTTTGATAAAAGTAGTTGAAGAAGGAGAAGAGGCAGATTTATCAAAATACATTCCTGAAGTATATACGATGGAAGAACTATATAAATACTTCAAGAATAGATATGAGCAAGTTTACTTTCAGGATATTATTGACGAAAAGGATTCCACACCGGAAGCTAAGGCATGGGCTGAAATGATGATTAATAGTGCTGGTTATTTTATTCTCCCCAATGTGCCACTTTACAAGATAAACACTGACCAGGATGCCGACGATACTATAATCCAATATTACATCCAGTGGCAGGCCAGGCAGAAAATAGATAACCTAGCAGACATTAAGGAGTTCGACAGCCTTTATCCCAAAGCGTATCTGGGAAATGTAACGCGCCGGCAATACGAACTTTTAGTAAAATATCTTGAATCGGATAATAAGGCTCAATTCTTGGAGGAGAATCCTGAACTAAAGTTTAACCTTCGTAATCAATGGTTAATCGAGCATCCAAAAGAAAATGCACAGTTAGCCCTTTGGGGACAGGCCAAGATAGTCAGCATGGAAGCCTATAATGAGTTTAAAAAGCTACTGGACGAGATGGATATACCAGATTCGGCAATACCGGAGCAGACTTTGCCTCCTGAAGGCTCTATAGAAAACTATTTTACTTATCAGGAGATGGTAGCGGAAGGTAAAACTAATTCATGGGAGGTACAGTTATTGCTTCTTGATGATAACGACCTACGGGAGTTTCTAGGTAGGCAAGAGATAGAAACACCAAGAGAAATATTGGAATTAAAGATTAAACACCGTGACTTGTATGACCTTCAATCAGCCTACAGTGACCCGGATTCTACGGATTATATAGAGGATGATGAAGAGAGAAAAGAAGCGATTGACAAGCTCAAGGAAGATAATCCCGAGTGGGTGGATGATATGAGAAGGATTACGGCACTGGAAAACGACGGTGCCGACTTTGCTGAACTCTGGGTGGAAAGGGGAAATCTGTTAGACGAGTTTACGGCTGGAAGTTCTGAGGCTAAACTCTGGCTAATAGACCATCCTGAAGTGCACCAGTGGGCTTTGAAGAATGAACTGCTTACCGATGACGGCTCCGGATGGAATATCGAGGTAATGAGAATCAATGTTCAATACCGTGAGCAGGATGATGAATATGACTCATTACCCACTGACGATGATTCCCGCCAGCGATACCTACAGGAAAATAGCGAATATAGACTGGCAAGAAGAAGGCGGGATGCGCTTACTTCAAACGGACCTGAAGGTGAGAAATTCACAACTGAGCAGATAGATAAGTACGTTGAATACTACGAATTAACATCTAAAGGATACCGGCGTGAACGCTATCTCATTGAAAATTCCGATTTCGCACAAGCACTGCACGATATCATTGGAATAGACTTGCCCGACCCGTCTAAAGTACCTGACGAGGCTTACGATGATATCTATGACAAGTTCAGTCAGCAATTTGATCGTATTGAGGGATTAAGCGATAACAAGTCAGAATACTATGTTGAAGACCCAGAAGAAAGGAAAAGAATAAGGGAATCTTTGAGATATAAAGAAAGCGGTAGTTTCACTAGATTCGGTTTGGCCGAGATAAGACGGGAGGCTTACGGTATTTTTGTACCGGAAGAGTTTATTGACCGTTACGTTGAATACTACCAGCTGATAGGTGAGGGCAAGCCCGAATGGTGGCCGGACGAAATATCCTGGCACGAGGACGACTGGTGGTTACAAGACCACCCGGCTTTTTACAGGGAGATATATCTTGAACACTTGGGTTTGAAAGAGAGGGACTTCAAGAATACGCCGGATGAGGAATACAAGAATCTATATACTGAAGAAGTAATGAATCTCTACAGGGAATGGCAGGGATTAAGATTAAGGACAGATAGGGCTAACTTCGAACTGGCTCACCCTGAACTCGATATGCTTTTACATTTGGAATTCGGAACGAAGCTGGAAGAGGGTCCGAGTACAAAATCAAAGCAAGAACAAATACTGGAAGAGCTATTTGAAAAGTGGAAAACGATTACACCGCGTTAGGGTATGCCACCGCTATTTGTTAGAGGTATAAATACCCATTTATCTGGTACGAGACCAACCAAGCAGCAGATGAAATATATTACATACAGAATAATGAGAAGACCACCAATCCCGCATATTTTTAATAACCAGAACCTCTTCATATAAATATTATAACTCATAAAGTCAATACAGCGAGCCTCACGGAATCTTTAACGTGAGGCTTTTCTATTAAAGGAGGATTTTTAACAATGTCGGATAAAGACCTAAATTCGCAGGATACCCACCCTGAGGGTAAGGCTCCGAGTGATGACGGCACTTCTCCAGACGAAAACACCCCTACAATAACCAAGGCTCAGCATGAAGAAGCAATTGAGAAGGCAGTACAAAAAGCTCGTATTGATGCTGGAAGGGATGCCAAGTCACTCGAAGAACAGCGCAAAAAGCTAGACCAGGAACGTGAGGAACTGGAATCCTGGCGCAAGGAGAGGGATGAGGCAGAACTGGCGTCTGCCGGGGATGATAAGAGCTCACGCTCGGAAATCGAGAGA